TCACCTGTAACTATAATCTTGTCCAAAACACTCACATCAGACTTAGGCATGTAAATTATATACTCTGCATCTAAATGTAGTCCTGGATTATACTGACGTAATTCTTGAGAAGCGGCCATAATATAAACAGGCAAATTCTCAACTATAACTTGAGGTTCTTTAGTAATTCTTCCTCTGTCGTCAGCTACTTCTACGTTTCTACTAGTTGTTAGCGTAGCATTTACAACTAATGCCCTAAAAACCGTAGATAGAAATTTATCCTTATAAGAGGCAGGATATAGAGCAACTGTTAAATATATTTCTCCAGTTACTAAATTCTCCACTATGCACCCGCCTGTTACATTGTCGGCTATAACAAAATCACACTTCCTATGTGCTTCTATAGCAATCATATTACTGTTAAAATACCCCGCCTTAGTTATAAGACTTTTTGTTTCCTTAGTAGTCCCGTCAGGATAAGTTATCATAACAGGAGTACCAAGCTTCTTTATCATCTTCTCTTTAACATTAGCCATTTATCATCCCCTACCTATCGGCTTTCGTTCATTCCTTATAAGTCCAACAATCGGAGTTCCTGCTGAGGTAAGCACTTCTACGGAAGTTATCTGACTTAAATTAGACTCTACTTCTTGCAAATATATCTCTTGCTGTTTTATCCAGTCTACTTTCTCTTTTTCTATCTTAACGTCCGATACAGCAACTTTTAAATCCAGTCTACGTGGCATACTAGGACATAAAATAGCACATATCTGAGATATAACTGCGTTCTTCAAGAATAAGAATTCTATATCATCTGTTATTTCTGTATATCTGGGTACTCTTCTTTTAATGAGGGCTTCCGCCACATCAACAATAAGGGGTTGGTTGATTTCCTCATTAGGTAAATCATCTTCGTCTAAACCAAAACGTGACCTAACGGCTGTCTCAAACCCTGCTTGTAAAATTTCCATTGCAACCCCTCCTTACTCAAAATATCTTATAATTATTGTTGGTCTACAGTTTGAAAAGAAATATAACTTACTTACCTTTTCAAACACTTTAGATTCTCCTGCAATTATAGTCTTATCTGGAACGTATAGTTCAATATTCTCTTCTGTATTGAAATAGACTTCCCCTGCCCCTAAATTAACAATCTCCACTCTAACTACGTTAGGTGGAATCAAGTGAACTACCTTAGAGCTTAAGTCTAACAGTATCTTCTTTTCTTTTATAAAGACAGGTTCTTTTGTATCAGGCTGTTCTACTTCAACTGTCTCTACAACCTCGCCATTACCGTTCATCACTTCAACGACTTCTTTATTTTCTTTTGGTTTAGAGGTTGTTTTCTTACGTTTAGTGTTATTAGTAGCCACTATAATCACCTCCCTTTTAAAAAGGCCGCTTTTGCAGCGGCCTTTTTTATTCTTAGTATTAGCCTCCTATAGGTGTAATGGCATCTGCGAACAAGAAGCCTGCAACCTTTGAAATTACCTTATGGCTATACCATCTTTCTGCTTCTATGATAGTTGCTCTTCTTGAAGGCTCGTACCATTTACGAACCTGTACAGGACCATCGCCATCTTTGTTCCACATGAATGTGTAACCGAAGGCTTGAATCTTTTTACCTGGTTTTGGAGGAACGTAGCACAATACTGCACTATTACCCCAAACATAACCGAGGTTATCTTCTTGAGCAGGATTGTTAGCACTGGATTTAAGTGCGGAACCTACCAAGATTTTATCTACGCCCAAAGCAAGTCTAATTTGCTCCATAGTAGCTATTGATACAGGAGATATACCTGAAAATAACGATAAAATCTTCGGATGAATCTTTAATACGTTATAAACTGTTTCAGATATAACTAATGTATTCAACCTAACGCCTGACATTTTATGAACTTTTTCTTTAGCTTTAGCAATATCTAATATAGGGTCAGAATCTGCAAAATCAGACCATTTCTTAGGTTGGTTAGAGCTTCCCATATTATATACTAAGCCAGAATCATAATTGTTAGCGTCTAACATAATTCTAGCGGCATTGTTCTCTTTGTTTAAGAGAATCTTCGAGGTAAGCAATTCAACTGCTTCGGATTCGAGATCGAATTCATCGTCAGCGTTTTGCTTTTCTTCGTCAGCAATAGCATGTCTCAGAGCATGACCTTCGCAGAAGTAGGTATCAGTACTGAATGTCCAGTTGATTTCGTTAGCTTCTGTACCTGCCGCTCTAGCATCGTCTTCGAGTCTAAATGCTTCCTTACCCCATACATAATATCTATCGGATTGTTTACCTACTGGTACAGGTAAGAAAATCTGATCAGCGATAAGCTGTTCATTCTTATATCCTAAAGAAATATTAGACAGAACTTTGTCTAAATGAACCTTTTGTACATTTGGCATTTATATTCACCTCTCCTTAAATTATTAAACAGTGTATACATGGAACGCTAATCTAACTGGAATAACGTCACCGTCTACTCCTGATTTTTCAGCAAATCCAATTACATTATACTGACCAGAGTTATCAGTTGTTCCTTGCACAGTTACCAATACAGTTGCTGTAACCCCAGTGTCGCCACCGTCGAATACTGCATCGGCCTGTATACCCTTAGTAACTGCTTCAATAGTTACAACATCTCCTGCTGCTGAAGCTGTATACCCATCAAGTGCATCAATAGCAGTAGCTATCTTAGTAGCTACTTTTGCAGCTGTGTCATCAGATGTTGTAAGTGCTATATCAGTTGATACTCCGTTAAGAGTTAGTGTAACGTCACCAGACTCAGAACAAGCACTACCTACAGTTACTGTAGTTTTTTCAAGAGTACCGCTTCCTAACGGACACGATTTAGCTACTCCACCTGCTCCTAAAATTAATCTGTCACCATAAGCAACATTACCTGATATCTTGATAGCTCCGTAACCATCGACCTGTACTGCTACGTCGCGTCCTGCTTGACTACCGCCCGCTCTAAGTGGGTCGTTGATTCTCTCGTCGTTATCTACGATTCCTACAGGGATAGCGTTATCAGCAGTAGGTTTCTTAACATAACCTTCTTCTGTTCCGTAAGTTACACCGGTATACATTGCTATACCGTCAGCGTCTTCTATCTTATAAGTCCTTTGGGTTTTAGTAAGCTTTCCAGCCATTAGTCATCCACCTCTTTCTTATATTTCTTATACATAATTTTTGTTGATTCAGCTATTGAAACTTTGTTTTCTTTAGCGTATTCCATGGCTTTTTCTGCTACAAAATCTCTGAATGCCTTTTCATCGTCCTCGTCTGGTGCTACTTCGGATAATCTATCCTCCAAAGCATTATCGCTTTTGGTAACTCTCTGAGCAGGATATTTATTATCTAAGTCAGTTTTAAAACTGTCTCTTGTCTGTTTGAGTTCATCCAGACTTAAAGTACCTAAGAAACGTTTAAACAAATCTGCCTGGAAAGCGTTACCGTTGACTGCGATACCGAGTTCGATGGTTTCGTTAATAAGATCTTGTCTGTAAGTTTCAGCTACCTGAGCCTTTTCTGAAAGCTCTTCATTAGCCTTTTCTAATTCGGCTATTGTTTCGTCTTTCTTAGCAAGAGCCTCCTTAACCATTTCAACTTCTGCTGTAGCATTTGCTAATTCCTCATTAACCTTCGCTAATTCTGCGTCCTTAGTAGTCAAATCTTCCTGAGCCTGATTAAGTTTATTCATAAGTTCGGATAACTTTTCATTAAGCTCAGTCTCGTCATTAAATTCAATTCCTAAAGCGGTTTTAATAATCTCTGACAAGTTCACTTTCTCTTCACTCCTTTGATTAAGATACTCTCTACCGTTAGTACGCTCATCAGTATCTACCCATAGTATAGACCCATCTTTGGTATAGTACTGATATATCGTCGCGTCTAAAGGTATGTTCTTGAAATCATCTACTAATGATAGTTTAGTACCGTTTTCAAAATCTCTAACATCATTAGAGAAATTTTTTATTGTTGCTCGACTGCAAGCTCCTGCGTATACTAAACTAAGTTCTAACAATTCTCCTACTCCATCCTCGCCTACGATAACATTACACTCGACATTTCTAAGCACTTCATCCTCGCCTTCAACTTCGTAAACTCTTCCTGGAATATGAGGACATTGCGTATAATTTCTTATGTCATTTCCGCATATGGAACATTTCCATGATTTAGCACTGAATCCTATAGAAACATCAAATATTGTCCCTGCGTCTATACCTCTAGTTATATCGTCTGTAGTCATATTACTTTCAGTATTCCTTCCTAAGTCGATATAGAAAGATCCATATACAGACTTAGTATCTATACTTAACTCGTCGTCAAACTCATTAGTCAATCTAGCGTCAAATGACCTACCTACAGGTAACTGATGACTATTATGATTCATTAGAAGGGGTACGCCACGTTTAGTGTCTTTAACAAACCTCTTTAGCAAATTTGTATGAATAACCGAGTAGTAAGAAGTCTTTTGGTCATCTATCATTAGAGGTTCGAACACATAAACTTCGTCTTCGGTCAAAGGTCTGGATGTAAACTTGTTTATTTTCTCAAGTTGTTCTTTGGTTGGTTTACCCATTATTTATCACCTCACTTATTATTATAGGCACTTTCTAATTTCCGCTACTGCTGTCTGTATTACCGCCCGCGTTAGGGTTTGTGTCCCTAGTTCCCTGTGGAGTACCACCATCTTTATTCTTCATAGGCTGTAAATGTTCCCAGTCAGGGTCTCCTACTGGGTCATGTCCTACTGCTATATTTGCGGCTTCTGTTTGGTCTATCCAACCCTGGTCTCTTGCAAATGCGGCATTTTGATACTGAATCTGTCTGAACTGTTCCTGTTCAAGCTCTGTACGAATTTCAACAGGATTGAACTCTACTTCAACAATTCCTTGTTTACCCTTAAGGTTCAAATATAAAGCCAATGCCCTCCCTAAGATAGTAGTAACTACTTCCTGTATCGCCTTTACACCTTGCAAGTAAAGTTTAATCTCAATTTTAGCAAAAGACTCTGTATTACCTGTTGAACGTCTACCTAAGATAGTTGATAGTGTCTTAAGTCCTGCCATGATGAGATTATCTATAACCTGCATAAGTTTCTGTGGGTCTATAGTTGCTCCGCCACCCGCAGAACCTTTACCCCCAACCATACCTATTTGAACTGAATCAAAATGTACTAATGTATCGTCAGGTTCAAGGTTATTATAAAGGTTGATTATTTCATTTAAGCGTTCCTGCATCCATTGAGTCTTAAGTTCCTCATTAGACCTAATGTTAATAGGCATCCGCTGCAATAATACTTCTTCCAGAATTGTAATATCAAACCTCGGATAACCTTGATTGTGAACAACTGCTTTTATATCATTCAACACTTGAAGTTGAAATAATACCATATTTAAAGCGGATATAATTGGTGAACGTCCATATGGGTCGTCTACCCTTTCGTCTAAACCTTCATAGAAGAATGTTGGTATATCTAGCTTTAATGTCCCGCCGCTCTGATACGGAATATATCTTCCGTTCTCGTATTTAAAATCTATTGTGGCGGGATCTACAGGTGCTATATAAGCTACATTCCTCCTGCTTGGAGTAAGTACAACCTCACAAGCAGCTGCACCACGGGTAATGATAGAAAGAATAAGTTGATTTACAACACGTTCTATGCTTTTAGACTTCTCAAACCTATTAATATTAGGATGTTTTAATCTTCTAAACAATTCCTCAATATCTTTTTCAGCAGTTTTATATCTTCTACCTGAGTTTATCTTATATACTTTAACATTAAACCCGCTATTTCCT